AAGAAATAGATAATTGTTTAAGAATTGGATTCAGAGATAATTTAATTGATGAGATAATGAAACCTACATTTTAGTAGGTTTTAAGTGTAAATCTTATAACAAAGGCGTTTGGTACAAATCCTTGTGTAAATTGTTTATATTCGATGTTATAATCTGGATACTCTATTTTCACTTTTTTAGAACACTCTTCGACATCTAAATATAATTTTTGTATTTCATATCCACAAGTAGTAAATGGTGTAATATCTTTAAAATATACGTTTCCATAATTCTTAACTTTTGGCATAGGTACATTAAAAGATAAATCTACTAACATATCATTTCTATATCTTTCTAATTTACGAAAAAGTTCACTTTCAATTAGATCAATAAAACACATTTCGATATATTCTACATCGATTTTTTCTGTATTTGATTCTGTTATAAAATTTTTTAAATGTTTCATTATTTACTAGATTCTTTTTCCGTGACATTACATCGTATATTTAGTATTCTATATCTACCATTTAATTTCCCTAATACTGATATGTTATCATTTATTATATCTTTTAAACTAAACTTAAAATGATCCTGAGTATAATATACTCTTTGTGGTACTTGTGTATTATCGGTAGTGGTAACATAACTAATCCAAACTTCTTTACCACCTTTTTTCAATAGATCATACTTATTTGATAGATGTGTAAAGAAAGGTATTATATTATCCTTTATCTCATTCCAAGAAGGAAAATTATATTCATATGGACTTAAATTATGACTATCATTTTCAAGTTTATATCCCAAAGTAATATAAGCTACTTCTTTATTAGATTCATTAAACTGATAACATTCAACTTCTAAACCTTCATCGATTAGATAAGCTAGGTGTGTTTCACAGAAGTCTTGTATTTCTTCTTTGTCTAAAATTGACTCGTTAAACTTTTTTAAATGTTTCATTTTATACTCATTTCTATTTCATATAAAGTGCCAAATTCTTTTACATCTAATTCAGAAGGTTTATCATCAATCATTTCTTGTACAGTATAGTATTGTAAGGTGTTGGTAAGATAGAAATGTGCTTCACCATCTATTTCATAATTATTATTCAAATGTATTAAGAATGGTATGAAATGATCTTTTATATCATTCCACTTAAATTCACCTCTATTTTTAATGTCAAAAAAGTTATCACTAGGTAAAATCAATGAAAATAATAATAAGTCACGATCTTCTTTAACATATATCTCATATCCTTCATCTAACAAATAAGCTAGATGTGTTTCGCAGAAGTCTTGTAATTCTTCTCGTGCTAATTGTTGTTCAAAACTTTCATTAAACCTTTTTAAATGTTTCATACGTTATATATTAAAAAGTCAGACAACATAAGTGTTATTTTCTATATAAATAAAAAATAAGATAAAACTACATGAGAGTAGATTTAGTAATTGATGGTAACTACATTTTAAGTAAGTTAGTATTTACCCTACACAAACACAACTTACTTTTCGGAGGATTACACAAAGCCCTAGAAGCAGCAATTGGTAATTACAGAAAGTGGTACCCTTTCACAAACATTTATTTAGTATCAGATTCAAAAGAGAAATCTTGGAGAAAAGATTATACTACTAATTACAAAGGCACAAGAAAAAAAGATTCTGATATAGACTGGGTATTTGTTTACACTGCTTATGATGAGTTCAAACAATCTTTAAAAGGTCAAATGACCGTATTAGAAGCACCTAAAGTAGAGGGCGACGATTGGATATCCTACTTAGTTGAGAAAGCAAATGAAGAAGAAAGATGTGTTATCATAGTTTCAAATGACTATGACATCAAACAACTAGTAAACTATCGTTTAGATCCTTTAACAATAAACATAATGACGAATGAGATGTATAACAAAGAGAAGTTATTCTTACCGAGAAACTATCAAATCTTTGTCAATAAAGTTACTAAACTTCCTAATGATGACATCTTTAATCTTAATGATAATACAGAGTTTTTATTGTTATTGAATAAGTTTATTGATAAGTATGAGATACACGAAATAAATCCTATTGAATCTTTAATCATAAAGATTATTTCAGGAGACCAAAGTGATAACATTGGTTCTGTCTGGAGTGTCACAAAGAATGGTAAGAAAAGAGGAATCGGTGCAGCTGGTGCTCAAACAATTTATAATGAGTATATTTCTGAATTTGGTGAAGTTAGTTTAACTGATCCTGACTTATATGAAAACATTGCTGATTTAATTTGTGAGAAAAAGAAGTTAAGTAAAAATCAAATAGACCCAATTGTAACAAACATTGAAAAGAATGTTAAACTAATTGATTTAAGATTGATAAACTTACCAGATGAGATTATAGAGAAAATGAATCAAGTTTATAATAATAGATAATGGCAGAATTGATAGACGTTTTTAACGCAATGATTAAAAGAGGTAATTGGAGTGCGATTACCGTAGAAGAAAAAGAAAAAAATTTTTTCATATTCAATAGGTATTTTTCAAAGAAGTATCCAGTACAAGCACAACTTTTGAACTTAAAAAACATAGATAAAGTAGTCGCTATGGAACTTTGGTATCAGTTTATGAAAAACGAACCTTATCCCAGTTATTTCTGGTCTAAAAGTGAAAAGAATGATAAACCAGTACTGGCACCAAAAGATTACAAGATGTTATTGGTTAGTTTAAAAGTTAAACCAGATGATTTAGATTACTTAATTGAGAAACATTTCGATTTCGTTAAAGAAGAGCTAGCTTATCTAAAAAAAGTAAATACATAGTTTAATATATAGTATATAAAAAATAACTAAAAATTATGAAGATTAAGAAATTTAATGAGAATTTAAACATTGATGCTAAACGTGCGGTTGAAGATAGTTTTAATAGAGTTAAAACAGAATTAGATTTATTAGACTATCGACTAGGTTTTACTAATAGAAATAACATACTTGATGAGTACTGCTCAGAGGTCTCACAAATGAAGGCTAGTTTTGATGAACTGATACAAAGATTTAAAGAAGAACGATTATAATAAAAAACCCACTTAAAGTGGGTTTTTTTATATCTCATTAAGAATACTTTCTATATTATCAAAACTAGTATATGGTATTCTTAATAGTTTAATTTCATTATTTTTACAATAATCATTTTTAATTTTATCATTCAAAGTTTGTTTTTCAAATCTATCTAAACCACCCCATTTATCAATCGGTTCAAAATGTTGAATACCATCATATTCTATACACATATTTTTCTCAACTAAATAGAAGTCAAATGATAACCTTTTTTGTAAAGCTTGTGATAAACAATCTTTAAACTTATATTGTGTCTCATACTTTATATTATTTGTATCTAAAAAATTCATAATTGATTGTTCTCCTTTACTAATACTACATTTAGGACACCCACTACCACGTTTATGTGAAGATGGGGTTTGAAGAAAACTACCGTGTTCTTTACATATGATCTCAACTTTTGAGTTTTTTGTAGTGTAAATAACTTTATTATAATCATATCTATCATTATGAACTTTAATGAAATTATCAATTAAATTATTACTTGCTATCAAAGATGACTTTATACCAGTAGTTCTAGCCTTTAAGAGACCACATTTCAGACACCCTTTGCCGGTTTTATGATCGGATACTCTCTGAAAGAAAGATCCGTGTTCTCTACACACTATTTCAATTTTATTTATAGCACCAGTATAAATAACTTTACTATAATCATACTTATCAATATGAACCCTAGTAAAATCTTCTAACCATTTATTACTATTATCTATTTTACTATTCTTGCTTCTTATTCTACCACACTTCGGACAACCATGTGCAGAATGATATAGTGGTTTTTGAAAAAATGAACCGTGTTCTTTACAGATTATTTCAACCTTTGAATAATTATTTATATAAATAGTGTTACTATAATCATATGTATCTAAATGTATTATTTTAGACTTTTCTATAAAAATCTCTGTTTTTGTCATAATGTATAATTACTTTTATTATATATATTAAAAAATAAAAGTCAAAAATGTTAAAAAAAGAAAAAATGTCTAAAAAAACAAAAACAACTCGAACACACTCAATAGATGATAGTCTATATGGTGAGTTTATTAAAATAGTTGAGTATAAAATGTATAATAAATCAAAAATTATAGAAAGTCTTATAAAAGACTGGGTAAATAAAAACAAACAATAAATATGGAAAATACAAAACATACACAAGGTATGAGCTTTTATGTGGTCCGCACCGCTGGAAACCGCGAAAAATCAGTAGCAGAGCGTCTTACAAAAGAAGCAGAGAATGGAGATCTTATTGGTAAAGTAGGACAAGTAATTGTTCCACTTGAAAAGATTTTCTACTTGAAAAATGGTAAGAAAGTTCAGAAAGAAACTATTATGTTACCTGGATATATCTTTATGGAAACTAATTCATTAGGAGAACTTAAATACTTTTTAAAAGGTGTTAAAGGAGTTGCCGGTTTCTTAACAGAAAGAAATGGTGACATTAAATCACTTACTGAATTAGAAGTAAATAGAATGATTGGTAGACATACTGAATCAATGACTAAAGAATCAACACTTTCTTATATTGTTGGTGAAGAAGTTATGATAAACGAAGGACCTTTCACTACAATGAAAGCGACCGTTGAGAAAGTTGAAGATCAAAAAGTAGTTCTAGCAGTTTCAATCTTTGGTAGAAAAACACCATTGACTTTGGATTTACACCAGATTGATAAAATCCATGGATAATAGATCTTTAATTAGTAAGATAAGCAAAGCAGCAAATGAGATTAGTAGAGCTTCTATAAGAGGTTCTGCTAATTATGTTGTTACTTCAAAAGAAACTTATGAAGAGTTTCATAAGATACTCAGAAAACATAGACGTATTGGTAAAATTAAAAGAATAATGAAATGGAAAAGGAAAAACAAGAAAGATACGATAAAGTATATCTAAATATGGCTCACGAGTGGGCAACACTTTCACATTGTACTAGAAAACAAGTAGGAGCCATAATTGTAAAAAATGGTATGATTGTATCAGATGGTTACAATGGAACACCGACAGGGTTTGATAACTGCTGTGAGACTAATGATGAAACTAATTGGTTTGTTATTCACGCAGAAGCAAATGCTATCTTAAAATGTGCTAAACACGGTCAATCTTGTGATGGTGCAACATTATATCAAACACATTCTCCGTGTAGAGATTGTTCTAAATTAGTTCTTCAATCAGGAATTAAAAGATTAGTTTATCACGAAGATTACAAAGATATAACTGGTGTAGAGTTTTTAAGAGAAGCAGGGGTAGAAATAATTAAAATATAAATAATGGAACTAATTACAACAAGAGTGTGTATGGCCTCACAGATAGGAGTACATGGAAATTTATTTGGTGGTGAAATGATGTCAATTTTAGACGAGTCTGCAGCAGTTTATTGTTGTCAGATTTGTGATACACCAAGAATGGTTACAAAGAAAATTGAAGAAGTAATTTTTCAAAGACCAGTTAAAACTGGTAACTTAATTAAGATATATGGTAGTGTTGAGAAGATAGGTAATACATCTATTACAATCAATCTTGAAGCAAGAAAACATAATGTTTATACAGGTGTTCAAGATTTAGTTTGTTCGACTAAAATGGTATTCGTTAGAATTGATGATGAAGGAGCACCAGTGCCAATTTCAGAAAGAGTTAAGAAAAGATATGACGATAGAGTTAAATTGTTTGGTAGAGGATTACTAACACCAGAGGAAATGATTATCGAAAGAAATAAAAAGAAAAAAGAGGACAAATAGTCCTCTTTTATTATTTTGTTAAGTTTAGTAAACCTCTTTTTACTTGTGGTACACTAAGCTTGTATGATTTACCTTCAAACTCCGCGATGATTGGATAAGTTCTGTTTCTTGTTTTGATGTCAGTGATAGTGAATGTTTTACCATTTACAATTGTAAATCTACCAATAACATTACCATCAAATCCTAACATTTTAGAAGTATTATCATTTACAGTGATAACTCTTTCAGTGATAACTTTAGTTTTAACAGTCATTGTCGTGTTGTATTTGGCACTGTCATATCTACAAGAACCAAAAGTAATATCAACATTTTCTTCTCTTGCAATTTGTGCGATTGCTGCTTTAATCTTAGCTTGAACTGAATTGATTTTAGTAGATGTTATCATAAGTCGTTTTTGTTATTTGATTAGAGTACAAATATACGGTCATTATTTGATAATACCAAATTATCCTAATAACTTTTTGAGTTTATAATCTCGTTCATCATCTTTATTTACAAACTCTAATTCTCTTTCATCAAACCATACGGGACAATAACGACCCATATTAAATATGCTCTTTCCTGTATCTAAATAAAGCCAAATCTTTTTGTTTGCATTCTAGTTCTATATCTACTTCTATATCAAAACTTTCAAACTTTTCATATAAAAAATCAGCATGTGCAATTTTTTTTGCAGTAGTATCTTCATATGTTTTTGTAGATGAATGATGTGTAAGAGGTCTTACACCTTTCCAAGTAGATGTTCCTAATCTTAATGTATCTTCCCAACTCATATTATCTGGATGACATTGATAGTGTAAACTATCTACAGTAATTGGAATACCAATAACTTGATGAACCCAGTCATATAACATTTTAACAGAGTATTGGTTTTGACCATCGTCATTCTCTACAACTAATCTTTTCTTACAAGACTCTGATAAGTTTTCAAACTCTTTACAAAATCTTTCTGCAGCCAACTCTCTTGTTGGTTGAGTAGTATTGATATGAATGTTGATTGGATAGAATGTAGTTTGGTCTAATTCCATCAAATCCATAAGTTCTGCGTGTTTGTTTAATTCTTTAATAGTCTTCTGAACTACTGATGGATTCTCACTTGCGAGCACATTGAAAGGTCCAGGGTGGTACGATATACGTATACCGTGGTCTTTTACTTTCTTACCGATAAGTTTCATATAAGTATGAATGGCAGGGAACTTTGGTAGATCACTGAACTCATATTCTGACATCCAAGGAAAGGAGTCACTTGACATTCGATAAATGTAAATGTTATTCTTAATGTTATACTCTAATAGTTTTAAAGTATCTTTTAGATTTTCAATAATTAGTTCTGATACATAAGGAAGACCTTTTGCATCAAATGTTCTACGAACCATACCTCGGTTCACCGTTACGAATTCTTTCTTTTTCTTACCTGTATTTACTCCCATGGAGATACAACAATAGCCTATATTCTTCATTTTACAAAGGTACAAAAGTTTTTTTAATTTTCTACTATAAAAGGTCCTCTTTATTTTACAAGGATTTTACTTATATACAGTGAAAAGTTGACATTTTTTCGATTTTTTTTTTAATATATATTATGAAAAAAAAAATATCAACCAACCAATGAAAAAAATCTTAACCTTTATGGTAGGTTTGTTCTTGTTATGTAGTTTTTCTACATTTGCACAGACTTGTCCTACCGCTCCTGGAACAGGGGTTTATGTTATGTTTGACAGTACTTACCCAGTTGGGACAATTACTGCAGGGGAAACTCATGTTAGAATGTGTTATGCGAACACTACTTCTACAAAAGTTTCGGGTGTTCAGTTTAGAGTATGGTATGACAAAGTAGCTTTCGCAGGTGGAGCTCCAGTCGTAACTTCTTTAAACACAACATTCCCACAAAGTTTACAATATGTTACCAACACTACTGAAGGTAACATAACAATTACAATCGCATACACTGGTAGTTCTTCTACCTTTACTATTCCTGATGGAACGTTATTTGATTTGAAATTACTTCATACTCCTAACTTTCAAAACTTTTCAGGAACAAATCCAATTGCCAATATGGCTGTAACTGGTGTAACTGCATTTCCAAATGGAGCATCAGATATAAATGGTTTAGATACAACTTTAGTTGTTCATAACTATGGTGGGGTTTTCCAACAACAAATGTTTGCTTACTCTGGTAACTTCAAAACAGTTACAGGTGCTGGTGCAAAAAACATCCCAGTTGTATTACAAAAGAAAGCAACTACTGCAACAACTTGGACAGATGTAACAACATTTACTACTGATGTGAATGGGGCATTCACATTTAATGAACCAATTGACGTATCTTACTATGATGTAAGAATACACGTTCAAGGTGATGCTCTTAACTTTGGTAACATCGTAACAACAGCAGATGCTCAAAAAGCTAATGATATTGTTTTAGGTACAACTACACCAACAGGATTTGATTTCTATTCTGCTGACGTAAATGGTTCTAATACAATTACTATTGCTGACGTTTATTCAATATTTGGTAGAATCGCAGGTAGATTTACTGCTTGGCCAAATGGTGTAAAAGATGTTTTATTCTTTAATGAAACTGAATACAATACTGTAAATACTTCACCAACAAACTTGAGATCTACAATTCCTGGTGTAACTGTATTTGATAAAGTTATTTTACCAGCTGATCCACATACATTAGTAAGTTTCTATGTATTAGGTGCAGGAGATACTAACAACACAGGTTTCCAAATGGCTCGTATGGTTCCAATTGAGATTGCTAACCCAGCAAATGCTCCTTACCATATTATTGACAAAACTATCATATTTGATAATGTAAATCAAGAAATTGAATTAAACTTACCTACTTTAAATAACATTCAAGAAGGTAACTTAATCAATGTTCCTGTAAGAGTACTTTCTGCTGATTACCTTTTAGGTTCAATGCAGTTTGGAGTATGGTATGACCAATCCCTTTTAGAATTTAAAGGGATTGAAAGTACAACATCTGTTTCAAGATGGATGTCTTATACTAACCCAGAAGAAAATATTATTGACTGGGGTGGTTATGATGCATTCGGTGGTTTAGATTTAGTTAAAAATAATGATATTGCATTCACATTACAATTTGTTGCTAAAAAACCACAAGGTGACTGGGGAACTAGTCCTTTAGTAGTTACTCGTAAAGCAGCAGGTGATGCAACTTCTCACGATTTCAATATTAGACCAACTGATGGTTTAGTAGTAATAAATAAAATGAATAATGGTTCTTTAGTAAATACAAATGAAATGATTGTTTACCCTAATCCAACTGATGGACAGGTAACAGTTGCTTTCACAGTATCAAAAGGAACTAAAGCTAACTTAGGTTTCTATGACATCAATGGTAAAAAATGTATTGATGTTATAACTGAGAATTTTCCAAAGGGAAAATATAGCTATACAGTAGATTTAGGTGAATTACCAACTGGGACATATATCGCAGTTTTGGCACCTGATTCTCAACAACATTTAACTGCAACAAAAGTAGTTAAACAATAAAAAAAATAAAATAAATATGAGTTTAAAATCATTTTTTGGTGGAGACAGTGAGTATGTAAAAGTAGATGATAAAAATCGTTTCTACTTTATGTTACAACAAATGCAATCTAATCGTTGGAGAATTACAGCGATAGTATTAGGTTTATTCTTTATGATTATACTAGGAATCAATTCTGGTATATTCTTTGGAGTACCGGTAGGAGAAGACTGGAAAGAATTATTACTTATTCTTTTAGGTGCATTCGTAGGAAATCTTAACAAAGTAGTTGACTATTGGTTCAACTCTGAAGATAGAGATAAAATGCTTATTCAAAAGGTTGATGAGGAAGATGGTGTTGCACTATCTAACACAATGGACAGTGAACAATAAAAAAAATAAAAAAATTATGTCAGAAGAAACAGAAACAAATGACGGTACAATGTCAGGATTAAAGAAAACAATAATCGGTGGAATAACAACTTTAATCACTGCAGGTGGAGTTTGGGTATCAACTCAATTATTTGGTGGACACTCAGATGATGAGGAGAAAACAAAAACTGAAGTAGCAGCACCAGCTGCAGCACCTATTGTAGTTAATGTAGCTAATAACAACACTAACCAACAAAAGCAAGGTGGTGGGGGTACAACTATCATTAGAGAAAAAACAGTTGAGAAAGCGGCACCTGCTGCTACACCAGCTAAACCAAAAGAAGAAGACCCTTGGTAAAAACCAAAAAATAAAAAAGGGATGGTTTTTAAATCATCTCTTTTTTTTCCAAAAAAATAAAAAAATGTAATGAAAAACCTACTTTTTATAATAATTTCTCTTATAGGATTATCAGCTACTGCTCAAGTTATAGGTAGTACCAAAACTGAGTCATATCAAGCAGAATTTGAGAAAAAACAATCTATCAATGTAGTTGCAGACTATGATGGGGAACCAATTCCGGTACAAGTACTTTCAATTGGTATCAATGAAGATGTTTATGCAATGTATCCAGAACTTAAAGATAAAAGAGTTGGATTAGGTGTTGCAAATATTGTATTAGAATACTTAGAGATGACAAATCGTTTCGTATTCACCGAAGATAAAAATGACATCAAACAAAAGATGATTGCACAAGATAAAGCTTCCGCAAAGGGTATATCATCAAATCAAATAAAAGTGAAGGGTAATGTTATTTTAGCTAAATACTTTGTTTATATTGAAGTATATGACTTCTCTGTATCAGATGAGGAAGAACTTACAGTAGGTTCTGCAGAGTTAAAACAAAAGACTATTCTTGGACTTCAAGTTAGATTTGTTGATGCAGAAACAGGTGAAGTTATTACAGGTTCAGGTACAAGTGAAGCAGTTACTATAAAGAAAGCAACTTTACTTGATGGTGTTGATGAGGTTAAGTTTAATCAATCAACTATTGGTATTACAACAAAGAAATCTCTTGAAACTGCTGCTTCAAGAATTATATCAAAAATGATTAAAAAAGCAGTATTCGCTAAATAATGAAAAAGATACTAACATTACTTTTAATACTAATTAGTTTAACTACATATTCACAAAGTAGTTATGACTACTCTTATATTGAGCCTTGTTCTGGTAAGTTAAAGTCATTGACTGTACCTATTGGTGCACCAGGTAGTAATGTAACTGTAGATTATTATGGTCATGTTGGTACGTTTAATAGTGTTGATTTTAATAATGGTAATTTCCAAACTTGGATGAATACAGTTTCCGGTACAAATACAAGTCAACCTTGTGGTGCTATAGCAACTGTTTTAACGAATAATATAAATATGACAGTTGCCCAAAATGTTATAAGTACTGTTGTAAGTGTTGCAAACATAACAAGTATGATGAGTGATATTTTATCGGATGTTGCAGGTGGTGGAATGTCTAGTAATTTAGCAAATGCTTTAGATAATAGTGAGAATGGTGATTCTAGTAGTTCTTCTAATGAGAAAAAAGAAGAGAAGAGTTCTGGTTCAACAAGTTCTGGTTCAACTAATGGTAATTCAACAACTAATGGTTCAACTAATGGTAATTCAACAACTTCTGGTTCAACTAATGGTGGTTCAACTAATGGTGGTTCAACAACTTCTGGTTCAACTAATGGTTCAACTAATGGTAATTCAACAACTAATGGTTCAACTAATGGTTCAACAACTTCTGGTTCAACTAATGGTTCAACAACTTCTGGTTCAACTTCTGGTTCAACTAATGGTAATTCAACAACTTCTGGTTCAACTAATGGTTCAACTAATGGTGGTTCAACAACTTCTGGTTCAACTTCAGTAGCAAATAACACTACTACACCAAGTGTATCAACTAGTGGTACTGGAGTTACGACTCAAGGTAGTGGAGGAGGAAGTGGTTCTACTGCAAATGCAGTTTCAAATTCAGAGGATAATTCAAGCGGTGATAATAAAAAGGATGAAGATAAAAATACATCAACTAGTTCAAGTTCAAGTACAACATCAACTACAGTAGCCGATGCAGAGGATAACTCTAGTGGTGGTTCTAGTGGTGGAAAAGGTAATAAGAGTGAGAAGAAAACAGGATCTATGATTGGTTCTGGTGATATTGTTGTAATGAAAAGTGCAGAAGATCCTACTGCAAAAAATCAGTTTAAGTTTACAAGTTCTATGACAATGGCAAATACTGATAATACTCGTGTTAAAGGTGTATTAGTCAATTTCACATCAGTTGTAAATAATACTAATATAACTTTGTATAAAGCTTGGGTGTTCAAAAAATCTAAACTAACATTTATTGCAGCAAATTCGTCAATGATGAACTTTGATAAAGACTTTTTTAATACAACTACAATGGTATTATCTAAGAGATATAAAGGTAATTGGAAAAAGCTTACTACAATGGCTGGTTTAAACTATACTGCAGGTAAATATGGTGAAAAAAGTTTTATGAATATATCTGCAATTGGTGGTGGGTTTTACTCATATAATATAAGTCCAAAAATATCTGGTTCTGTACTATTTATCGGAGTTTATTCTCCATTTACACAGTTTTATGATGGTAAATGGTGGGATAGTAGTATACTCATCGTTCCTTATTCTACCTGGGATTATAAACTTACAAAAACGTTTAAGTTTAATGTTAGTTTCTCAGGAGTTTATGAAATGAATAAAAGCATGTTAAACTATCAAGTTTTAACAGGTGGAAAAATAATGTTTTAATTATGAAAGATTTAATAATAATTTTAGTTGTTATGGCTTTAATGGGATTCACAAAACCCTGTTATAAAGTTACTGAAATTAAGTCATCAGTTGATGCACCGGAAATGAAAAAAGAAAGAGTAGTCTTTGGTATTAGACAACTTACAGAAGAGATTATGTCAGAAAACTTTACTATATGTGAAGATGGTAAACCAATTGTTGTAGAGATAGTTAGTATTGAAGCACCAACTGTTGGTGTATCAATAGGACCATTTATGAAGGTAAGTAAAGATACAGAGGTTAAAGTTAAAATCACAAAAGATGGTGAAGATTTTGAAGGAGTAGGTAGAGCAAAAACATCAGTAACTGCTACATTCATTGATTTGAATGATGAGAATCTACCATTTAATAAAACTTCATTCGCCGGAGCATTAAAAAAAAGTATAGAAGATGCAGTTTATAAAATGTAAGTTATTTTTAATATGTTTTATTCTATTTTATTGTAATCTTAATGCACAAATTAAAATAGATAAAGCTGGAGACTTCTGGGATGTAGAGATACAAAGATCACTTGATAAGATTAAGATAGTTGATCCATTTCTTTATGACTTCGTAGAAACAAATGTAGATAGAATAAGTGTTTGGAATGGTAGTATAAATACTATTCATATAATTGATGGTAAGAGAGTTATTGTAATTTCCTCAAAAAATTTTGGTAGAGGTTCTATAAATAATCTTGCATCAACAATTATTCATGAAGCATATCACATTGCACATATATCCGATAATAATAATGTTTGTAATGAAGAAATGCAAGCTTATTTATTTGAGTTAAGTTTTTTATTTAAAATAACTGATGTTGAACCTTGGCTAATTGAGTTTGTTTATGATAAAGCTATGCAGTATAGAGTAAAGGTAGAAAAAGGTACTTGTGATAAGTAATATATAGTATATGAAACATTTAAAAACTTTTGAAGGATTCGGATATTCAGATAATGATTATCAATCAGAAGTTCTTTCTATACTAAAGAAATTTAATTTAAGACCGATAGAGATAAATAATCTTATGGACTTTTATGGTGAAATGATGGTAGAATATGAAGATAGTGGTAAAGTACCTCAAGTTTTTGTAAATGATATAAAAGATAAGATAGGATTAGGACAAGGTGGGTATTCAACAATTGTGATGCCACCAAAACCAAATACATCAATAAAAAATTTATAATAAGATGAAGATAATTAAATATACAGAGTTTATTCTTGAAGCAACTGATACAATTGAAAACTATAGTAACTCATTACTAGGTGTTTTAAAGAATAAAATCGATAAGATGTTTGAATATGAGTCTGAGCCAGAAGAAGATTCTGAAGAAATGACTGTTAAAAAGGCAAAGTTTTCATCTAATAAAGATAAGAATAAACCAACTTTTAAAGAGTTTGGTGTTAGATTGGATAGTTCTGAAATATCAATGAAGAATACTGGCTTAACAGTTAAGTTTTCTGATGACGAAAATTCATATTCTATTTTTATAAAAGTAGATACTGCAGAGGTCGCACAAGATATTGCAGCATTCCCTAAAGAAGATGATAAAGATTTTAGTATAGAAGATATTAAAAAGTGTCATGTTACTCTTAAAAAATATGAAATAAATACATTTGAGATAATTGGTCAATTAGATAAAAATGTAGATGTTAAATCGTTAGATGAAGAATATCTTATCAATCTTAAAATTGAATTAGATGATGTGTTTGGTGACGAAGAAGAAAAGTTTGAAATAGAAACTGAATAGGAAACTAGTTTATTTTAATAAATAAATTATGTTAAGTATAGTATCAAGTTTTCAAACACTTCAAGAATTTAAAAAATCCAGGTATTTTAGAGTTAGTTTAGGATTAGTTCCTACTATAGAGAAAAATGGATCCCGTATTTATAATGATAAAGATAAGTTTGCAAAGTTTTATAACATGCAATATAATACCACAATTTATGGACAGGGAAATGTTGGTGATATAAAGTTCTATGTAGATCATTATATAAAAGATAAATCTTTTGCAGTTTATACTGACGATTTACAAGAATTTTTATTTGAATTGGATAATTTATTAGTAAGAGATAAAGGTATCGAATTTTACTTAGGACACATACTAAAAACTGTTGAAGAAGAGTATGATGAGCGTGTAAAAGCGAATGAAATTAAAAAGATTGAGGATAAACCAATTGGTTTTTCTGATAAAATATTTAGTAATCCAGGTAATGTCAACTATGAAGACTTAAAAGCTTATCTTGCAGAAAAGAATAAAAGTAGATATTCGTCATAAATAAATAAAAAGTAGTTTATATACCTCTAACTTATCTTCATCTTCTAAATGATCAAAAAGAAAAATATAATCTAAATTAGCTTCAAATCTATGAAGAATAATAGTATTATTGATCAATTCTATAGTATCAAAAGTTTCAATACTTAGAGGTAATTTGATAACTATCTCCGAAATATCTAACCCTATATCACTAATTAGTTTAGTAACTTTTTTTCTTATAACACTACTAAATATTTCTTTCATATACCTATATATAAAAAACCCAGTAATATAATTACTGGGTTTTTAAATAGTTAGAAACTATTACTTACTTAGTTTCTTCATCAGAAACTTCCTCAAAGCTTACATCTTCAACATTATCATCTGAGCTTTCGTTAGTTTGCTCAGGTTCATTTTGAGATTGTTCGTACAATTTAGTACTGATTGCATGCCATGATTCACTTAGTTTTTTAGAACTTTCGTCAATTGCATCAACATTTTTATCAGCATAAGCTTTTTTCAATTCTTCTAGGTCTATACCTAAAGCTCTCTTGTCTTCTTCTGATAGTTTTTCATCAAACTCTTTAATTTGTTTTTCTGTTTGGAAGATTAAGTTGTCTGCACCGTTAAGTTTGTCAACTGTTTCTCTTTCAATTCTATCAGATTCTGCATTAGCTTCAGCTTCTGCCTTCATGTTCTCAATTTCCTCTTTAGTCAACTGAGAACCACCTTCAATTCGGATTTTGTTTTCTTTACCAGTAGCTTTATCTTTCGCGGTTACAGAAAGTATACCGTTAGCATCGATATCCAAAATCACCTCAACTTGGGGAACACCTCTTGGTGCAGGTGGGATACCATCTAAATGGAATCTACCTAAAGAACGGTTATCTCTTGCCATCGGTCTTTCTCCTTGAAGACAGTGGATTTCCACTGATGATTGATTATCTGAGGCAGTAGAGAATGTTTCACTTTTTCTTGTAGGAATAGTAGTATTTGCATCAATCAATTTTGTAAATACGCTACCCATTGTTTCAATACCAAGTGAAAGAGGAGTTACATCTAAAAGTAATACATCTGAAATACCACCAGTTAAAACTGCTCCTTGAATAGCTGCTCCTAACGCAACAACTTCATCTGGGTTCACAGATTTGTTTGCTTTCTTACCAATGAATGATTCGATAGCATCTTGAATAGCAGGAATTCTTGTAGAACCACCAACTAAGATAACTTCGTCAATATCAGATGGTTTTAATTTAGCACTTTTAAGAGCAGACTTTGCACAATCAATAGCTCTTTTAACTAATGAACTAGTCATTTGTTCAAATTTCGCTTTAGTTAACTGTTTAACAAAGTGTAAAGGCTGATTGTCTCTTGATGTGATGTAAGGTAGATTAATATCAGTTGTTGTAGAAGAAGATAATTCAATCTTCGCTTTCTCAGCAGCTTCTTTTAATCTTTGTAATGCCATAGCATCTTTTGATAAATCCATACCATTTTCAGATTTGAATTCTTCTACCATCCAAGTAATGATTTCATTATCAAAGTCGTCACCACCTAAGTGAGTATCACCATCAGTAGATTTTACTTCAAAAACACCATCACCAATTTCTAATACAGACACGTCGTGAGTTCCACCACCACAGTCAAATACTAAAATTTTAGATTCAGTGTTTTTCTTATCTAAACCATATGCTAAAGCAGCCGCAGTTGGTTCATTGATAATTCTTTCAACTTTCAAACCAGCGATTTCTCCTGCTTCGATTGTTGCTGTTCTTTCTGCATCACCGAAGTAAGCAGGAACGGTAATAACTGCTCTAGTTACTTCATAACCCAAGTAATCTTCTGCAGTTTTCTTCATCTTTTGAAGAATCATTGCTGAGATTTCTTGTGGAGTATATACTCTGTCGTCAATTCTAACACCAGGTACATTTGAGCCAGTTTTTTCTACTTTGTAAGGAACTCTTGTTACTTCATCCGTACAAGATGAAAAGTCTTTCCCTACAAATCTTTTTATTGAGTAAACAGTTTTTTCAGGATTTGTAACTGCTTGTCTTTTAGCAGGGTCACCAATTTTTCTGTCTTTATCAGTGAATCCTACAACTGAAGGTGTTGTTCTTTTACCTTCTGAATTTGAAATAACGATTGGTTCTCCACCTTCAACAACTGCTACACAGCTATTAGTGGTTCCAAGATCGATTCCGATGATTACATCTTTTGCCATAATTTAATTAATTTATTTTTTTGTAATTAGTAATATTCAATTTCTGTGCCAAAGTTATTTTACTGACATTTATACATAAGATAATGACATTATGTCATACATAATCTTTACACTAAATATATATTGTAAAAATTAAAAAAGTTTTACAAATTTTTAAAAAACCCACCAATCGGTGGGTTTTAGTCTTCTACATCTTCTTCAACGTCAATGAAGAATAAAGTTGGGTCAATTTTAGATAACCAATCTCTTGCTATTAACAATTTGTTAGTATCTCTCGACAACCAACCTTTCGCCATTTCAAATGGTTCAGAATTTTTGATCATATATTCATATCTTTCATATTCTTCAAAGATTTCTAAGATTTCTTCTCTTGATAGTAATGCCATTTCATCTACAGTCGCCATTTTCATTACAAACGCGAAGTTCTCTTCTTTACCTCTATAGTTGAT